TTTTCAAGAGAGCGGCAAGCGAGGCTCGAACTCGTGACCCTCAGCTTGGGAAGCTCTTTTTTAGTGCATCTATAATACTATATATCAAATATTTATTTTACATACAAAAACAATTTGCATACATTTTGCATACATTCTATTTTTAACCCTATTCAACAATGCTAATTCTACCCTTCAAATCCTCTGCTAAAAAACATTTCTTTAATACATTCCGCCTTCTCTTGAACATCTTGGCAACTCTTCCTATTTACAAGAATGTAGGAGCTTACATTCTTATATTCAATGTGTTCAAACATTTTCCTTCCGAATAAGTTCAAAGCTATATTTTTATATATTCTGAATCTTTGATTGTTTACTCTCCCTTCCACTTTATCACTTTCCATATCCATACTTTCTGCTCCATTTACAGCAAAAGAAGCATTAGGATATTTTTTGATTATCATAGGAACTACTGAAGCACAGGTAATAAATATTCCCATTGCTCCCTTGTAGCCGTGAACTTTAATAATCCTATTATATTTATTATCTAATTTCCTATCTCTTGCAGCATAGAATTTTATTGCAAAAACATCATCATAAGATTCTGCTCGGATGATATATTTTAATCTCTGATACTCTTCCGTCTTGTCCGTATAAAATTTATATATTAACGAGAAATCAAAAGCGTCCCCCTCTTTAGGAGACGCTTTCTGTATATATTTTAATTCAAACGGCTGTACCCTATCGAACATTTACATAATCATTTTTGCAGTGGTTGAAATAAAACAGCACGTTTCACTAACAATTCTTCCTCTACCAACTACTCCGCGTAAAGGAACATGCTTAACTTCACTCCTTAAAGTCCATCCTAACCTATCGCCTTTAGTTTTTACCTGACGATTTTTTGTAATAACATTAACTTTCTTGTTTTCTATAACACTTCCCATATCCTTTTGATACTATGATACTATAATATAAGAAAGAACGAACGAACAACATATCTTAAACACAACACCATTAACAACGCTATAAACATTGTTAATAACATCACAATTACAGCACTATTTTTGTATTATACTTCGTAATACAATATTTCGCTACAAAATAAGACATAAATAAGGATGTAACCAAAATGTGAGACAGATTTATTTATAATTTAGACTAATTATAAATAACAACATTTACGTTATGATACCCCGCCAGTAATACGGCGGGCGGGGTAAATAAACTATTTGTTTATTCTATTTTACATAAACCAAATGATGAAGCACATTTCCGCTTTTTGTATCAACTTCCGCCAACCTGACTGCCTAAAATCTTCATATTATAAATTTTCTTTTCCTTTACCTTTCCGCCTTTCAGTATTGTGACTTCCTGCCTCAGTTGTGCAACTTCTTTAAGTAATTTCTCATACGCTTCTGCAAGACGGAGCATGTGCTTCATCATTAGATTTACATTTTCATTCATTATATTTCAAATTAATAATTTGTGTCCTGTCGAAATAAAATATCAACAAATTTTATATTGAAAAAGTTTTATTTCAAAACATGTTTGTAAACATATATATTAAACAGCCTTTCTTCTCACACTGAATAGGTCTTGTATTTCTTCCACAGATTTGTTCAGAGCGTTAAATCGCCTTTGTAAATCCTCAAATTGCGCTTCATACATGACTACTGTCGTTTCATACATTCGCTTCCAGTATTCAGCAGTTTCCGGAGATGGCAAATCTTCCACATCTTTTTCAGACAAAGACGAATGTGAAGTTTCATTGTCAAGGAACATTGGACCTTTGCCGGTGAGGATGTAGTTGGCGTTGACTTTATACATTTGACAAAACTCTTGCAACGTGTTCATAGACACACCGCATATTCCACGTCTTATTTTAGACATGGTGGCCTTTGATAAATTTTCTAAAGTGTTCCACACCTTATAATCGGTAAGTTCCAACTTTTCTATCGTCTCTAAAAAACGATAAGTATAATCATTAAACGCTTCATTATTAATATCATGTTCGGCATTATTTTTTTCATTGCCCAAATAGATATATTTCATATTTGCATCTGGAAAACATTCTGCAAACTTAGATAAGAACTTCTTGCTTGGCTCTTGTATCCCCCTTTTTATTTTAGTGAACATAGCCTCTTTAACCCCAGTGCTCTTCGCTATATTATAGAAAGATACTCCCATCCTTTCGACTTCTTCTAGAAATCTTTTTGTTAAATCACTAAGATTTGCTTCGTTTTTATTTTTACTTTCCATTTTAGATAGTATCTTTGCATCCGTTGCAAGTAGAGCGGCAACAGACACATGATTAAACAATCGCCCTAACGTGGGCTTTTCTATATGGAAATCCGTTGCCGCTCTACTTTAGCAACGGATTTTTTTATTTTATAAAGTACAATCGGTTATTGTTTCCGCTTTACGAGCTACTGCGGAGGGCTATCGGGGAAAATACGTTCGACCAATAACAGATTTAAAACAACCTTCCGAAGCTTCACGGTGAAAGCCCGTGAGGGGATGCACGAAAGAAGGCAGTCGATTGAAATAAGCAGACTGGTGCGCAGGTGCAGGTTACGAGATAACCAACTCTGTAAAAGTTGAAAGCCGAGATTGGAAGCACCCAATTCAGAGCCGAGACGAAAAAGCCGAGATGACGGGCTCATTCTCTTGAATTATCCCCAAAACCGTAAGAGAGAAAAACACTCTCTACGGGTAAGGGGATGATTCACTCAATTCCCCTACCTCAAATCAAAGCAGGTTATTATTTATTAAGTTATATAACTTATTATAAACTATATATTCATTATAACTATAAACTTAATATTAATATAATTACAATGGAAAAAGTAAGTCTTAAATATGAAGCATATACAGACGGTAGTTGCGATAATCTTTCTCCTTATGGAGAAGGCGGGTCTGCTTATATAATACTTAAAGACGGTATAATAATAAAAGAATCCAAAAAAGGATTCGTTGGCACTACGAACAACCGTATGGAAATGCTTGCAATAATAAGTGCCGTAAAATCCGTTCCAAAAGGGGCTACATTAACCGTGTATACAGATTCTCAATATTGTATAACGAGCTTTACGAACTGCAAGAAACCCAAAAAGAACTTAGACTTAATAAACCTCTATCATCATTGCGCCGCATCACTCCATGAGATATGTTTTGTTTGGGTAAAGGGACACAGCGGCAATGAATACAACGAGCACGTTGACTCTTTAGCCTATTCTGCGTATGAGGAGATTATAAACAAATACAATCTCCCTAAAACAAGAGTAGGAAAAGGACGATGAATATTTAAAGGGGCAGCAATGGTCTGCCACCCCTTTGGGTCTTAACCTCTGCGAACCCTAATTACAGTCCGCCGGATTTTAATCCTGGTTGTGGTTTTGACCCTTACAGTAATTCTTGCCATAAGCGTTAATTATAATGTTAAACATTGGATAATCTCAGCCTTATCCGTCAGGCGATTTCCTTTCTCATGTTATGGCAACAGATTATAGAAATCGGGCAAGTATTACTGTTTTATATCAATTAATAAATTATATAGCAATGAAGAAAATAACAAAGATTGAGATTATAATGTCAGTAGATGAAGATGCCGATTTGTATTCAAGAGATATAACTTTAAACGGGGAAAAGGTTTTCCATGATGAGTTCAAAAGAAATCTCTTAAATACAAAAGACTTTATTCACGTTTTTACCGACAAACTAATTAGCGGCATTGAAAATGATTAAATACAGCTATTTTCACTATATTAACCGATTGTACAACATTTCAAAGAACGAATTATGAAAAATGAACCTAATTACACAATTACAATTTCCCGTAGATACGTTGAGGGAAAAAACAGCCTTAATGTAGAGAGAACCGTTACAAACGCCGAAGACGGTGAAGTAATATTTCATTCACTGCATGAAATTAGCAGCGACAGTGAAAAAGAATCACCTATTACGTTTCTTGAAAAACATTTAGGGCTGTACCCTCCCGAAAGCAAAAGCCAATGCAGATGTAATAGATGCCGCAATTTCAGTGATGGTTTTTACTTTCTCCGAAATGGGCGGTTCCACCGTTTTTTTAAGAGATTCAAGTTCAAGTTTTAGTCTCTCCAAATCATTTGAAAGTATTTTGTCTTGCATCTTAAATCCCCCATAGCGGTAGAATGTATCCAATTTTGAATTAAGATATATTTTACCGCCATTCTTATAACCTTCAATTTTAAGCATCCCCATATCTTCAAGTTCAATCATCACTTTTTCAAATTGCACCATACTGATATTAAGGTCTGGGACATTTTTATATTCAAAATAAAAACCATTTCCTTCTTTATTAAGAAGTTCATGCACTATTTTATCCTTTTCCTCCGGCATTATTACCTTAGGATGCTCCTTTCTCCCCTTCGATGCTGTCCTAAACTCAAACATAACAATATATTAATCAGAGTTTTACTAAAAACATGTTTTATAACATATAAAATACTAACTAAAAAAGAAAGTATTTCTTTGTGCTTTCTAAAATAGATAGTATCTTTGCACTGTTGTTAATCAACAACGTTATTTTTTAAAGTAAATACAAAGATAAGAAAATAAATAAAGAAAGCAAATATGAAGTACGATTTATCAGACATAATGAAAAAGGCTCACAACTTCTACAAGACCGGAAAATACACCTGGTCTGAAAGCTTGAAAAAGTCATGGAAGATGGCAAAGTTTTCTGTCCGCGTAAAAGAGGAAATATCCAATATGGTAGACTATAAGTCTGCTGACGACAAAGCGTTCACTAATAGATTAAGAAAGGAGAATGAAGGCTATAAGCCGGCAAAAAGAAGCGCCTATGATAATTTCAATGCTCCGGCTTCCGTCTATTATACTTCTAACAACAGAGGGCGTTTTGGCTCTTGTTTCGTGGGTGATTAATACAATTAGCACATAAATATGAATGACATCAAGACAATAGCAGTAAAGAAAATATCTCCATCCGACACATTAAAAAGTATAAAAGTCGGTGACACAGTAATTATAAAGGACAAGCATATAAAACCCAATGTAGCCCGCTCTACCATGTCCAGACTATCTAAAAACGGATATAGCTTTTATTCGACAAGCTGCCCTGAAGGGTTGATAGTAAAACGACTTAAATAATATCATTATGAATATCAACAGAATATCAAAACAGACAGCCATGTTTGCAATAGGATTTATCGGCTTCTTATTCCTTCTCGGCATCGCAGGTAAATCAGATTATAATCAGGAAGTCATATACAACATGACGGAAACGGCTTACAATGTTATTGTAGATTCTCTCGGCGAAGGTTGTAGCGATACTCAAATCGTAAAGACTTATTTAAATAACAAAGAATATTACGACAGTCTAAGTTGGTAGGTTATGGGAAGAACGAAATCTGTAGGAAAGGTAGAGCCGGTCAACAAACTATGGCTCTCCGCTAAGGAAGCAATGGCATACTTAGGATGCAGTGATAAACTGTTGGAAAAACTAAGGAACAATGCCGAAATATCATTTTCCCAATATAACAAACGTACCATTTGGTACGACTTGAAAAGCATTGAAAGGTTCATAGAAAGAAACCGCGTTGTGTGAACAACGCTCCTTCCTCTTAGCTCAGCCAGGCAGAGCATCGCTATGGTTACTTGTTCGAAGGTTTAGTATCCGGTAATTTCCGGTTAGCGAAGGTCGCACGTTCGAGTCGTGCAGAGGGAGCAAAATACATAGTTCTTTGACGTATTGAATGTGAAATAAGGTTTAAGTATTTGATATTTAGACTTATTTCAATATAACCGAGGATTGCGGATAGCGGAAACGCGGGGACTCCGTATAGGCTTGGTTATCGTAATTGTCTCTTCGCACCGAAATGTCCTACGGTAGAGAGTATGCGGTTTGGGCACCCGTATCGCAAGAGACAAAGGTCATAAAGACAACATAGGCGTCCGATACAGTCTTAAATCGGTATAAAGTATGCGGTGGTAATGAAAGGCGCCCGTACACGCTTATTATATATACTCCCTTCCCGTCAAATTCGGGCACGCTGAAAGCTAAACACGTATTGTTGCGTTGAAGGGAGCCAATATTTATTAATCTTTAAATATATAGAATTATGATTGGGAAAAAAGTAATTATTAGAGCAGACAGAGCGGGCGTATTTTACGGAGTATTGAAAGAAAAAAATGGTAGTGAGGTTACATTGACAGACTGCCGAAGATTGTGGTGTTGGTATGGGGCTGCATCTATCAGCCAATTAGCTGTTGAGGGAACGAAAAGACCTAATGATTGTAAATTTACATTAGTTGTACCGATAATCTCTATTTTGGGGGTTATAGAAATAATTCCTTGTACAGATGAAGCGATAAAATCCATTGAGGAGGTAGCCGTATGGAAGAACAGATAAGAAAGTTTCTTAGTATATACTCTGGCTCTGGCTCTGGCTATGGCTCTGGCTATGGCGATGGCTCTGGCTATGGCGATGGCTCTGGCTATGGCTCTGGCGATGGCTCTGGCTATGGCTCTGGCGATGGCTCTGGCTATGGCTCTGGCTATGGCTCTGGCTCTGGCTATGGCTATGGCTATGGCTCTGGCGATGGAATTAAAACATTCAATGGCGACAAAGCATATATCATTGATGATATTCCTACAATTATCAAGCATGTTCATGACAATGTAGCTAAAGGATATATACTGAACGATGACTTTACATTGACTGAGACATTTGTTGCAAAAAGGAATGGGAAATTCGCTCATGGAGAAACATTGCACGAGGCCTTTGCTTCGCTTCAAGAAAAATTGTATGACGATTCAACCGAGGAGGAAAGGTTGGAAGCTTTTAAAAAGCATTTTCAGGACTTTACTAAAAAGGTATCGGCTAAAGAATTGTTCCATTGGCATCATGTGCTGACCGGTTCGTGCAAGCAAGGAAGGCTGTCATTCTGTGCCAATAAGGGAATAGACATTGACAATGATACTTATACCGTACATGAGTTTATAGAATTAACTCAATATTCTTATGGCGGTGATATAATCAGAAAATTGAAGTAATATGTAATTATCCCGTGGCTCTCAATAGATGTTTGAGAGTAGTAAGGCAACCATCGGAACGCCCACGGGAGTTAACTAAATTGTAACAGCAATGGATACGCTTTTCAACTATATTAATCTATTCTTCGTTTTCTTTCTCGGGTTCGGATGCGGCATTATTTTTGTCTATTTGATGACGAAAATAATAGACAAAGCAATTCACGCATGCTCTGACAATCAAGAAGCCAAATGCAATAAATCCGTAAAAGAAGATATATGTAAGAAAGAAAATCCTTATCACATATCTATATCCAAGATTGTAATTAGCAGGAAAGAAGATAAGAAGGGAGGAGGCGATGACGGTACCCGAAAGTAGGAATAAGTATTGGGGTTTATATCGAATTCTTGCCGCTATATACGCAACGGCAACAAAAAGGTACGATATATACACGCAAATGATAGATGCAGTGGCTGAGAAAACAACCTGTTCATAAAACTCCAAGTTGGCAAACTCGGGTATGTACAGATACAAGACAGTAAATAAGACGGGGAACGATACCGCAAAAGCGGTAAACAAAGACTTATGCTCCATATTGTAGCATTTGATTAATTCTGATAAATCCATATTTCTTAATTTTTAGTTTGGCGACACAAAATTAAGAAAATCCCCTGATAATAACGTGATGTTGCCAATCGAATTGGTTCAGGGGAACAAAGCCTGTAAGGGTGAATAATTCATGATAGCTTTTTAATGTAGACAGTCCCGTCCACGTGCTGGTCGGGGAACACTGCGACGTGGCGGAATGGTAGACGTAGCACTCTATGATAGGAATGTCAAACCTTAGATGTGCGGAGCTTGACAACTCGTCCCGGTTCGAGTCCGGGTGTCGCAACATCTTCACTACAGATGAAGTATTTGTTTAGTTGTAGCCGGGCGGTCTGTGAAGATAGTCCGGTTTTTATTTGAAACCCATTAATAACAATTATATGAAAACATTACAATTAAGTGAACAAAAAGCCCGTGAACTATATCGGAGCGGTTCAAAAGAACTAAAAACAGTATTGGAAGAATCCTTTGGAGAGGATTTCTTTTCACAAGACGTTACAGAAAGAGTGAAAACCTACCTTGATGCTTGTCACGAGTTGGGAAGGGAACCACTCGATGAGAAAAAGCTATTGGAGTTAGGCCTGACGGAACACGATATTGCTTATCAAAAGCTAGCTATCGTTACGGAAGCTCTAAATGGAGGTCAGAAACTTAATGTATGCGATGCTAACGTGGAACGTTGGTATCCGTGGTTCAAGCCTAATGGGTCTCCTTCCTCTTTCGCTTTCGGCGATTCGTTTTCCGCTTCTGCGTATGCGTGTGCGGGTAGCGGGTCTCGCCTTTGTTTGAAAAGCGAAAAGCTTTCCAATTATTGCGGGAAGCAATTCATTGATTTGTGGAAACAATTTATTCTATAACCCTATAAACTTACAATTATGACTTTAAATGTAGATAAAAAGAACGCTTTAAAGGCTTGGAGAGAAGCGGACAATAAAGGAAAGCAGATGCTTGAAAATCTATACGGCAAAGAAATATTTGCCAATCAAAACGTAATGGATAGAATCAAAACGTTTGAAGACGCAATGGAAGAAACAGGAAGAAAAGGTGTCCCTGATTTTTCAGATTTACCCAAAGACATGCGCAGGCATTTCATTGCGTTATATAAAATGGAAGTTATTACGGAAGCTCTGAATGAAGGCTGGAAAGCAGACTGGGATAACTCGGATGAGAACAAGTATTATCCCTATTTCATTATGTCTCCTTCCTCTGTCGCTTTCTGCGGTTCGGGTTACGGTGCTGCGGCTGCGGCTGCGGGTAGCGGGTCTCGCCTTTGTTATAAAACACGCGAACTTGCGGAATATTCGGCAAAACAATTTATTGACATTTGGAAAGACATCCAGATAGGATAAGCATACAAAGGTCGTCTGCCCTTGTCTCCTTCTTCTTTCGCTTTCAACGATTCGAATTACGATAATGCGTATGCGAATGCAGGTAGCAGGTCTCACCTATGTTGTAAAACTTCAAAGGGCAGAAACCTCACCTCTTGGTGGAAAACAACAATTCAAACGGTGTTGGTAGGTTTAACCCGAAAACTCTTATTAGAAAACAAAGGCTATGAAACGCTTTGGGAATTTATATCATCGCATCTATGATATAGAAATTAATAACAATCATATGAAAACATTGAAGAATTAAAAGAAGAACTCTTAACCCGCGCTAAAAATGCTGGCGCATGCCAATCCGGCTACGCAATGGGTCTAAGAAGCAATACGAAAGCCGACCTGCTAAAAGCCATTACTGAAAATTGGTTTTGGGTTTTGAGGAATGCAAAAATTATCGATGCTGAATATTTGGAAGATAACTTCACAGAAGAAGAATTATCGCAAGCCGGTATTTATACCAAGAATACCCACGAGGTTAGAACAGCCTCATTTGCCTGCGGCAGTGCAACGGTGAAAGCCTACGGCAGTGCAACGGTGAAAGCCTACGACAGTGCAACGGTGGAAGCCCACGGCAGTGCAACGGTGAAAGCCTACGACAGTGCAACGGTGGAAGCCCACGGCAGTGCAACGGTGAAAGCCTGCGGCAGTGCAACGGTGGAAGCCTACGACAGTGCAACGGTGAAAGCCTACGGCAGTGCAACGGTGAAAGCCTACGACAACTCCTATGTAGAAGATTGTACAGGTAATATAAGACCGGAATCTGATTACGCAATAGTCAAAGATTACTATAGCTATAAGATATATATCAAAAAAGGGAAATTTGAGATTATAGAGGTTTGACCTATGCCGCATCAAAGGTAGTGCTATTACCGTACTAAAAGCCGTGAGAGAAGCGAAGTGCGCACCGCTTCCCTTTAACCTTGTACGGGCGGTTTAAAAACACAATACAATGGAAAATGAACTTGAAGAACTGTACAAGGAGCTGAACGAAGTCAAAGCTTGCGATTTGGACTATCTTCCCAAGTATGGGTATTCTTCAAAAGAAGAAATCATTCAGCTTATAGAAGAAGACATTGAGGAGTTGCGCGCAGAACTCGAATGTAATCAATATGATTATACACCTGAAGAACTCGAAGACGAAAGGATGTTTCTTTGCGTTAGTCAAGGGCTATCAAGATATTGTTAAACTAAAAAAACATTTATAATGAGTACAATAACGACAATCCCGCAGCTTAAATCAATGCTTGCGAATGACAATGTGAAAGCACGTTTCAAAGAAATTCTCGGAAAGAAAGCGCCGGGATTTATCAGTTCGATAGTAGCGGTTGCCAATAGCAATACATTGCTTCAAAAGGCAGAACCACAGTCTATCATGAATGCCGCTGTGGTAGCAGCTACTTTAGATTTACCTATCAATCCCAATCTCGGATTTGCTTACGTTGTCCCTTACGGCAATCAAGCGCAATTTCAAATGGGTTGGAGAGGTTTTGTTCAACTTGCTATGCGTAGCGGTCAATATAAGACAATAAACGTAAATGAGATATATGAGGGGGAGATAAAGAAGTCGAACCGATTTACCGGAGAATATGAATTTGGAGAACGCTCTTCTGATAAGATAGTAGGCTATATGGCTTATTTCAGTCTCATCAACGGTTTTGAGAAGTTTCTCTATATGAGCAAGGAAGATTGCGAAAAACACGGAAGGAAGTTTTCACAAACGTATAAACGCGGCACAGGCATATGGTCTACCGACTTTGACTCTATGGCAAAGAAGACAGTTTTAAAAATGCTACTTTCTAAGTTTGGTATCTTAAGTATTGAAATGCAACGTGCCCAAACATTCGACCAGGCTATTATAAAGGATAACCTGGCAGAAACCGACATAGACGAAGCCGAAGTGTCGTACAATGATAATCCCGACAATGAGGAAGCCAGACGCAATGCAATGAAAGAGGCTTTGCAGGAAGCGGAAGTTGTCGATGAAAATACAGGCGAATTATTTAATACTGAGACAAAATGATTGAACAGGGTAGTTTTGGATGGCTTCGCCAACGCCTGGGGAACTTTACGGGAAGTCGCATCGGGGACTTAATGACAAGCGGAAAGAAAGGGGAGCTGTTTGGGAAGACAGCCTTTTCATATATATATGAAGTCGCAGCAGAAAGAAACCTACTCCCTAAGTATATTGAAGATGATTATCTGTTTGAGATATACCAAAACCAGGTAAGCATCAACAACAAGTTTATAGAGTTCGGACACGAAAATGAAGATTTTGCCGCCGAACGTTACCAGCTTGTCACAAGATTCGAACTTGAAGAGTGCGAAAGTATACAGCACCCTACAATACCTTACTTCTCCGCTTCTCCCGACCGCATAGCGATTAAAGACGGCTTAAGAAAGGTGGTGGAAATAAAATGTCCAACTCCTAAAAAGTTCATGGAGTATATGAATGAGGTTAAGGATAACGATACGCTTAAATCAGTAAATCCTCTATACTTCTACCAAGTACAAGCGGAGATGTCCTGTACAGGATTGGGCAAAGCTGATTTTGCCGTTTTCTGCCCTTTCTTGAAACACAACATTCACATTGTAGAGATAACAAGGGACGATGCCGTAATCGCTGAATTTGAGAGACGGATAACCGAAGCAAACAAAATCATTAATCAAATATTGAATAGAAAATGAATTTAACCGGAAGCGTAAATTTGCTAAAGCTCGAAAAAGCGGGCATAGCAACAATCAAGAATAAGAAATGCGTTGTCATTCCGATAGAAGAAAACGACCTTTATGTAAGTATGGACGAGAACCTGAAAGCAAAAGCCGTCTATCTTAACGTTAATATTAATGAGCGTAGAGAGCCGAGCCAATACGGCAATACCCATTACTGCAAACAATACTTATCAAAGCAGTATAAGGATGCGAACAAGACAGAAGCAGAAGCCAAGTCAAAGGTTTACTTGGGAGACTTCAAGCCTTATGAGTTTGAGGGTTCCGGGAATGCCGCAGCTACGGTGGAAGCGCCAATCTTACAGACCGACGGGGAAGACGACCTCCCGTTCTGATGTGTAACCTATAAACATATAATATCATGCTGTACGAATTTAAGCTAAAAGTAAACAAGGTTAACGAGAAAGGTGATGAAAAGGAAGTCACCGAACATTACATAACCGATGATGAGCTTTTCGGTCATGTGGAATTGAAAGGCAATGAGCTATACAACGGTGAGTGTGATGTTTTCGCAATCAGCCGGAGTAAGATACGTGAGATTGTCAATGAGAAGCAGGAAGATGAGTTCTTTTATAAGGTCACTCTTGTTGAGATTTTCGTAGACGAAAACGGGAAAGAAAAAGAGAACAAATATTATGTTCTAATAGCAGCAAAAGACATGGACGATGCCAACAGAAAGGCGGCGGAATACATGAAACAGGGACTTCAAGACATGAAGCTGGACGCTATTGCAAAGACAAAGATTTTAGACTTGATATAATTAACCGAAAGCCCTCTGCTCACGCAGAAGTCCCGTGAAAGGTTCGGGTTAAGTGATTTAATTTCAGCTAACAGTTAACTATCCCGGTGTGGCTTGACCGCCTATCCGGGAACTATTTGTTAACCTGCCTGTCCGGTCTGTGAAGATTGGGCGGGCAAAAATGGTGGTATGGCGGAACAACGAGAGACGCTAAAGTGAAGCTCTTATAGATAGGTTGGTAAGTCAATGTGTTACGGTTAGCCGTAAAAAAAAAATTCAAACCACTGAGTTAATAACGGGTAATGCCGAATAGACCGCAATGTCAATGAATAAACTACTTGGTGAAAGTCCAAGAAAAACTCCTATCATGCAGGTGCAAGTCCTGCTACCACCTCATAAATGTGAGCCACACATAAATGGCAAGGGTTAGTAAATAATGGTTGTGCCCCGGAGAATACGCTTCGGGACTTTAATAAAAAACAGCATGGAAACAAAAGAAATTACCAAGACTATTTACATTGCAAATGACGGGAAAGAGTTCTTAACGAAAGAAGATTGCGAAAAGCATGAAAGGTTTGTTGAAGAAATACTTTCACGTATTAAGTATTTCTGTATCAGATGTAATCCTGACTTAACAGAAACAGGAAATTTCTCTCATAAAATATATGTGGCTGTGTTTTCTAAACATTACCTATATAAAGATATTGCATTTCAATGGGCTTTAAAGAAGTTTGGTACTTACTTAGGGGAAAGCGTAATGGGATATGGCTTCCAACCCCATTTTAATGTAAGTGAAGTTTCTAAAGAAGAATATGAAGAATGCCCTGCTACTGTTTGGGGAGGCACTCCATTGAAGGGTGAGAAAATATTCCTTAGTCCCAAATCGGTAGAAGGATTTCCTGAAAACATTGACTACATGGAAGAATGGGGATTCAAATAAAAACTTGAATGAAACTTACAGTAACCAAATCCGAAGGTGCAATCATTCAGAAGCTTATCGCAGACCGAAAGTCAGACATTCATAATATTGGAGGTGACAGCAAGCAGGCAGAGCGTCTAAGTAAGTTGAACAAGAAGATTGCAAGGCAGATAAAGAAACAATACAAGACATGAGTCCTTACGTAATAACTTCTGCGATTCTTATTACCTATGACGGAAAGAAGATACCGTTGGAAAACATAGAAAGTGAAATAATGACCCGACCTATCCAGTTGACTAAGGAGAGGATACTCGATGCTTTCTCCATGATGAAAGATAAGCCGGTGGATGTGGAACTTAAAATCAAATATATATGAAGAAAAAAAGAGAGTATATTACAATCACAACCGAGACGGACATATATATAGAAGATTATCTCGATGATTTTATGACCGTTGCCTCTGATGAAGATTTGATTGAAGAAATAGAAAAACGAGGGCATGTGGTATATAAAAAAGGAATTCCCATTACTCCTTTTGGAGAGCAACCTATTGAATTTAACAATCCGACCGATTTAAAAAGGCATTTATGCGACATAGCTAATGCCGGCTATTGTATATCCAATGAAGAACTTATCAATGAAATAAAATTAAAACTACCATAACATGATATATAATAAACAGATAATAAGGGGCAAGATACCGAGTAAATCTAATTGTTATAAAGTTATAACAATCCGCGGTCATGGCAGTCTTGCCAAACAGCCGGCATTGAATGAATATGAAAAGTCGTTCTATCTACAATGTAACCAGTACAGAGGCAAGATGATAGCAGGGTTGTTTGAACTTTATTTGAATGTATTCTATGAAAACCAACGCCCAGACCTCGACAATTGTTTCAAGACAGTACTTGATTGTCTACAAGGATGCAAAGCTATCAAGAATGACCGTAATTGCGTGAAGATAGTAGCAGAGAAGTTTATAGACAAAGTAAATCCAAGAATAGAATTTATAATCAAGGAAGTTGAATTATAAAAAATAGACAATTTGAAAGATGCATGAAAATAAAGATGAATAAACATGGCACGAAACAGAATGATTAAGCCAAAGTTCTGGGATGATACCAAAATAGGACGTCTTACAAGGGATGCAAGGCTTCTCTATATAGGTCTTTGGAATTTCTCTGATGATTCAGGGACTGTAATAGGTGATTCTATCTGGTTAAAGTCTAAAATATTTCCGTATGACCAAATCCAAATACAACAGTTTGAAAAATGGATGAACGAGCTTGTGATAAACGGATTTATATGTCTGCTTTCCTATAAAGGGGAAAGATTCATATATCTGCCAAATTTCACTCGGCATCAAGTAATCAACAAACCTAATTACGAGGATTTGAATATACCTAAATACTTGATAGACAAAATAAAAGATAATATTCACTTATTAATCACGGAACAATCACGTAATACTACCGTATCATTCACTGAACAATACGTGACTAAAATAGAAGTAGAAAGAGAAGAAGAATATCCCCCCTATAATTCCCCCCAAGGGGAAGTCTCGCCATCAGGGAACAATGAGAGTGATAAGATAAATTACAATGGTCTTATGGATACGTTCAACAAGATGTTTGAAGGACGGTTACCCAAAGTTACGGCAATGACAGAAAAACGTAAGAAAGCCGTAAAAGTAAGAGCCGCAGAATATGGAAAAGAGGCTATTATGGCTGTTTTCAACAACGTTTCTCAATCAGCATTTCTTTTGGGGCATAATAACCAAAACTGGCATTGTGATTTCGACTGGATATTCAGACCGACAAATTTCATTAAGATTTTAGAAGGCAATTACAATGGAGAAAGACTTAGTAAAAATCAACAGGATAGCGAGCAGCGAAAACGTGATTCAGTTCTTGCAGTCGCTACAACAGTCAGAGAAGCTGCCGCAAAAAAAAGAAAGGAACTTGAAGCAGAGGGCGTTATTGAATAAATATCCTGACCCTGCACAATTCATACTTGATTACAATCCAGATTTGCAGTTCAAAATTGTCAGGTGTAAGGCGACTCACTCCGATTTAGCCATGAATTTTTCTATACCTACATTAGGATTATTGGCTTCGACTTATGGAGATGAAACTCCTTTAGAATGGTTGAAAATTCAATTCGGTACACTCAATGACTTCGCAGAGGTATCTACCAAGATTGCTAAGGAGCAGCTTAATGAGTTAGCAGAGATATTTATTTCTGAGTATTATTACCTTAATGCAGCTGAGATATGCTTTTTCATTGCACGGTTTAAGTCTGGGAAATACGGACGATTCTATGGAGCTATAGACCCGATGAAGATTACAAGCGCTATGCTTGACTATATCAAGGAACGCCGCATTGACATTGAGCGTTACGAACGTGAGCAATACCGACTACAGCGCCAAAAGGAGATAGAAGAGCGCGGTAGCAACGGAATTTCCTATGTCGAGTATCTTGAACGTGAACGTAAGCTTGTGGAAAGTGGAGATGCAGAAGCCATGAAACGAGCGGCAAATCGTGTATGTAGTATCAGTTTACGTAAGTAGTGGCGAAAGCATAAATTTGACAATAATATGAGACTTACAATATGTTGGACGACAAGAGGCAGGCAAAGACGCTTTTACTATGATATATGCAAAAAGTTTGGCATATCGGATTACATGAGTGTTAATCATGAGACGCCATGCGATATAAGGGATGAAGATATGGAACTGTTAAAGGAATGCGAAAAACGAGGGTTTATCCAAATAAGAAACAAACGGTAAATAATCATGGACATAGAGATTGAAAAGAAAATCGAACAATTGGAATGGCAGCGTGACAATGCAATGCGCATACGCTGCCCGTTGGTGGCAAGGAAGTATCAGCGCATGATTGATGAACTTGCAAAAGAGAGCAAAAACAAGAATATGAACAAGGCAGAACAGGCAAGGCAATGACCACCGACACGGCAAATCAGATAATCAGCAAATATGAGAGTCTTGTAGTTCTGTGCACCTACAACATATTGCTCACGAACGACATTTGTTGCGGGCAGGTTATCGAGTGCCTGCATGCAATGAAAAGAACGCCTTATTACAAACAGGCATTCAAGCGGTATTTGAATGATGCCGATAAGGCAAGAAAGGAATACGAGCGTACTGTAAACAGCGTTATCGGTTCAGACCGGAGCGAGTTTTTCGCCGACTGCAACGACAAGTATACGGAAGAAGTGAACAAGCACGTGGATATGCTGTATTGGCAGTTCAAGCAGGCTCTTGACGATAACGGCATATCCCATTCCGCAGAGATTGCAAGGTTCGAACTTGCAAGAACATTGTGTGATTACGCCTGCATCCAGTTTGACGAAAGGATTAAAGAACTTCGGAAGAAAGACGCACGGTTCAACGGGTTCACGTTGGAATATTTGAAGCTTTCCAATGTAGCAAGGGTGATGAACCTTGCTTCCGACTGTTTGAAAATCGGGAAAACGGTCAATATGAACACAGAGCGGTGTACAGCAGCGTTTGATGTGCTGGTAAGAAAGCTGTCGGATGCGGATAATATTGCCAACGCAATAAAAGTTTAGTGAGATGAAACCTATTTATAACCTTATAACCCTCCTCATGGACTGGCTTTCGGTAGAGGTCGGAGTGGATGAAGAATGGTTCTAAATCAAGACATCATGGTGCAAAATGTGTGTTTCGGAAGACAATCGGGAACGGAATAAAAGAAAGGAAAACAAATGAATATAAAGAAAATAAAGGAACATAACCCTCAGTCCTTTTTAGACGATTTGAAACGGGTAAGAGAAATCATGGTCTATACAGAGCATACCAACTCCTACTATAAGATTCTTAAACACGAATTGTTGAGAGATGCGGAAGAGAAAGCCATCACGTACTATATAACGGATTCTATATTCGCCAGAAAGCGTGATGTCATGGTAATAATTTAATCGGAAGAATATGCAACTGACAACTATCCCCGCTTTTAAATATTGGCTCCGGATACACGGTTTCCGCTTAGAATGGTTCGGTACCGGAACAAAAAACAATCCAATCAAGATTAAATCAAGAAAAAGGAATAAGCAATGAATAATGACAGGCAAAAGATTTTAACCGATTATATTTCCTACTTGTATACAACAAGTAGAACTTATGATACCATCGGCAAATATATCAAATATGTAACGGATTTTCTTGAAAGTGCCGAAGAAGTCAATCGCCGTGGTTATCTGGCTTATAAGCGTGAAAATGCCAATATTGGGGCACGTTATCCATTGATGAGTGAAGCCATTTGTGATTTATTATTCCACCTTAAAATCGGGTATAACCGTCGGGAAAAGAAAATAAAGACATTGGAAAGGCTTGATACCATTTCAGAAAAGAACAGGAAACTGTTGAATGATTTTATAGTATGGCTTACCGATAGCAATGATTACTCTTCGCATACTGTAGATATTTACCACACCTCTTTGAAACAATACTTTGAATATGCCAATGATATAAGTATGGAAAACTGCAAGAGGTTTATACGGACTTTGGAAGAGAAATCACTATCCCCGCAAACTATCCGTTTGCGTATCACCGCTTTAGAAAAGTTCTCGAAATGGTTAAAGAAACCGATAGAACTTAAAAGGCCTAAGATGAAGCGCAAGCTCGATGTAAACAACGTCCCGACAGAAGAGGAGTACAACCGCCTACTGGATTTTCTGAAAACGAAATCCAACAAGGATTACTACTTTTTTATCAAGGTACTGGGTACAACGGGCGCACGTCTATCAGAATTCCAACAATTCACGTGGGAAGACATAGCGGCAGGTGAGGTTACGCTTCGCGGTAAAGGTAATAAATACCGTCGCTTCTTTTTCCAAAAACAGTTGAGACAGGAAGCAATGGCATACATGAAAGAGGCTGGCAAAACAGGACTTCTCGCTGTTGGGAAATTCGGCCCGTTAACTCAACGAGGTTTTTCACAACATTTGAAAGCATGGGGCAAACATTGCGGTATTGACTCAAGGAAGATGCACGCGCACGCCTTCCGGCATTTTTTCGCAAAAATGTTCCTGAAAAAAAATAAGGATGTCATTCAACTGGCCGACCTTCTTGGCCATGGGAGTGTGGACACAACAAGAATTTATTTACAAAAGAGTTATGACGAACAAAAAAGAGATTTTAATCGAAACGTTACATGGTAGCCTTGAACCATTCAAGCAGCTTCCGAGCCTGATTGACAAGGAAACCATTTATGACGAGACCGGACATGTAGACACCGAGTTTCTGACAGCCATACTGGAGTGGATGTCAGTCAATGCCTCCATTGCTATCGGTGTACAAAAATCATTGAACAGACTGTTAGGCATTGAGGAGAACAAAGAAAGCAAGAAAGGTACAGCTGACAGCGGGAAAAGCTGGAGCGTTGAAGAGATATTGCGGCATTGTACCTTGGAGAACGGTTTGTTGAAACTTCCCAATGTGCAATTCAACAAGAAATCGTATGCCGAGGCTAAGAAGTGGATTGAGGAAGCCGGCGGTTCCTGGCAAGGTGGAAAGGTGCAAGGTTTTACTTTCCCATTTAATGCGGAACGTGTGTTTAGTATTCTTCACGAGGGTAAGCGATGCAACCTGCAACAGGATTACCAGTTTTTTGAAACACCGGCTGAGGTGGCGGACTGGCTGGTCATGCTTGCCGGCGGAATACATGAAAATGATACGGTATTGGAGCCGAGTGCCGGTCGTGGTGCTCTCATTAAAGCCATTCATAGGGCTTGTCCTTCCGTAACAGTAGAATGCTATGAACTGATGCCGGAAAACAGAGAGTTTTTGCATTCGTTAGATAATGTGATACTGCTTGATGAAGATTTCACGAAAGATAGCGTAGGAAGTTATACCAAGATTATTGCCAACCCGCCTTTCTCAAACAATCAGGATATAGAGCATGTGAGGATTATGTATGAACGTTTGGGAGCCGGCGGAACGCTCGCAGCCATTACCAGCCCGCACTGGAAATTCGCTTCGGAAAAGAAATGTGTCGACTTCCGCCAATGGTTGGAAGAGGTACGTGGAGAAGTATTTGAAATCGGCGCCGGAGAATTCAAGGAAAGTGGGACATCTATAAGTACAATGGCGGTGGTTATTAATAAATAATTGAAACTAACAGTGATATGAAACAGACAGTAGAAGAAGCAGCCCGCACTCATTGGAGTGAAAGTACATATAATAAAGATGCAGAGCTTGCCTATGATGAAAGAGACAGTATAGCTATCAAGGCATTGGCAAAATCGGTTGCATTACGGGATTTTAAGAAAGGTGCCGAATGGCAGCCAAGGCAATCACCTTGGATAAGCGTTGAGGACAAGGCTGGTTGTGACACATCTGACGACTGTATTGTAATGGTTATGAATGGTGATATATTCAAAGCGTATTTTTCATCTGAAAACAAATGGATGAAAAGTAATGGCGGCTATTATGATGAAGTGATAGATGATGTTGTTGCATGGTTTCCCATCCCCTCTTTCGAAGAGATACTCGAAGCCAACAAGGATGTACTGGAACGGATTAAAGAGAAAGGAGACCGAATACAGACATGCAGCCCAATGAAATAATAAATATAATATTGGATAATGGTCATATATCATTGCATAGATACAGTGACAATCCAAGTGAAATAATATTGTCATCCCTGTTTGTAAGAAAACAAAGACGAAATGGAAACGGAATCAATTTAATGCTTCGTGCAGAACAAATAGCCAAAGGATTAGGATGTGTCCGTGTATTTCTTGAGGCAAAGAAAGGTAGTTGGCAAGAGAAATGGTATGAACGATTAGGATATAACTACTGTGAATGTTGCCAAGAAAGAAGCGGACTAATATGGATGAAAAAAAACTTAGACAAATGAAAAGATACAGAATATACAGATACGGACTTTTTGACCACATTTTTGACGTTCAAGTGAAAAAATGGTATGGCTGGGTACTTGTTAAGAGGTTTAAGGCAGATATAAGTTCTGATGACACAATGATAGATAATATTTATTATTGTGAAATGTTATCCAAGGAACTTTTGGAAAAATTGGAGGAGGAATTATGAAATCAAAACAAGTATTATCAGTCGAACAGATGAAGCATTTGAAGGAGCTTGGGCTGGACACAAGCGATGGAAGCATGTGTTGGTGCTACGCTCTTTCTTATAAAAATGCAAAATGGGAACTTGAAATATATGAAGATGTAATTAATCAAAAACGAGATAGTGCATTTTGGGAAATAATTTCCACTTACACTTTGCAGGACATTCTCGACAAGTTGCCGACACTTATAATTATAAGTTCCGATTTTTATAAGATTTGCATTGAACCGTCTTGTGGATATTGGGATATATATTACTATAAATCTGATGCTACAGAACTTATCTCGAAAAAGTCTGAAAATATTATTGATGCAGCCTACGAGACGCTTTGCTGGTGCGTTGAAAATGGATATATCGGAAAGGAGAATAACTATGAATGATGAAGAAATACGGAATTTAATCAAGATTCAGTTGCGACATCTAAGTAAAGAACTGTTGATAGACGCTCTTACTGATATTTGTATGGCAAATCCTGTATTTAGAATGACAAACGTTTTGGGCAGTTTACAATGTTTCAATATAAGAGACGTTATAGATGGGGTACAACGAATAAATATGAGTTTTGATCCATTAAAACGAATATCAGAGAAGGAGGTGAATCATGGATAGTGTACAGACACAAACCCTTTCCATTCAGGGAGATGGAGGTGGTGAAGCATATATTAATTTTTGTAATGGAAGCTTATGTGTTTCTGTTGTAGTAGAAGGCAAGCAGGCGGACTTTCATTTTGATGATATTACTTTGAATGTGTTTGCTTATGCTTATAAATTGCATTGTGAAGAATGCAAAAAAAAGGAAGGAAAACAAATAACGAAAGGAGAATAATCATGGAAGTAAAGAACGGAATAATAATAGACGGAGTGCTGCATGAAGCTATAATTAAAAGCGAACTTGACAATGAATTTTATTGTGAGGATTGCTCTTTATATAGCTTCTGCCACGGAGGTTTTGATGAAAGATGCGCGATGTTTAGCGCTGATGGATTTGTCATTCATGGCAAAGTAAAAATAGATAAGGAGGAATAATTAAAATGGATATAGTACCTATTATAACAAAAGATAATCTTTCTAAGGAACAGATAGAATATCTGCAAAAGCAGCAAACAGAATATAAATTAATCAATAGGATTAAGAAGAATCCGGGACATATCTTGTTCTCTTTTAATCGAAAAACAGGGGAAATCAAGAGAGCTTCTATTATACACAAGGTTGCTATTGGCTTTAATGGGCTTCCTGTAACCAAAGCTGAAACGGTTATAGAACCTGATTGCTATTACGACCAAGCCTTGAATGAAAAGAATTTTAGAAAGAAATTGAAGAGAATTGGATTGTTAAGTATTTAATCGAACAATTTAAAGAAAAGGAGGAATAACCATGCCAACAATACTAAAAGAAACTTATCCAACAGCCAAGAAAGAGCATATATGTGAGTTTTGTGGCTATAAGATACAGCCGGGACAAAAATATGTCCGCCAGACAAATGTATATGACAGAGTTGTGTACGACTTCATCACACATCAAGAATGTAATGAAGTGGCTCATGAATTGAGAATGTACGATGATTGTGATGATAGCGGATTGGATGGGGAGACCTTTCGTGAGAACCTGAATGAATACGTTTATGTCAATCACTACGATAATGAAGCGGATGATATTTGTTCTGATTGGGATTTGTCTCATTATGAAATAGTGAAGAAAGTATTGGAAGAATTAAAAAAGGAGGAATAACTATGGGATTTACAACACCGTGCTTTATACGCAAAAATACACCGGAGCTTCGGAAGAAGCTGGAAGAGTTGGGATATGAAATCCTTAATTCAGGTGATACAACTTTAGATGCACATAATTATGACGGCAAGGGAAGTCATAAAAGTATCGAAGAGGGAAAGGCTATCATAACGTCTTATGGTAATTTATATGGAGTGGTATATGATGTAGATACTGTCACCAAGAAAGGAAGAATTGATTGCGGAACCAACGAGGAACTTTTCTTGGCTATCGCTGCATTAAAGGATGATACAGACAACAATCAATTATTCACTAATGGTAAGGGCGATTGGGGTATATACCGGGATGGCTCTGATGGAGGTTTGTCTAGAATGGATTTCTATGGGATGCCTAATGATTTTGAGATTGACAATTATCACAAGGCTACCGTAGACGAACTGATTGAACGCTTTAAAGATAAGAAAGAACAATTATGTGTAGAATAGCATATTTTGGGACAGATGGTTGTCTCGGACATCATTTTAAAGCTATTTCTGGAAAATTTTCTCCTCAAGAGAAAGAAGACCTTAGTAAAATAGATGAAGACTTTCAATTATTCGGTTTTTCCGGCTTTAATTTTTTCACGTACAAGGGGTATGGGTGTCTTTCTTTCTCTGCAAGTCCGGATGATAATCGTTATGGCAGTAAGACTGTGTTTTTTGTTGAGGGAACCTATTTAAAAACAGAAGTATTAGAGGCTTTGGAAGAAGCTCCGTTTGTGAAAAAACAATTCCAGAAGTTAGCCGATATGTATGGTGTAGAAATACCTAAAATAAAAGATTATGAATGATATAAAACTATCACTCCGGCAAATAGAAAAAATGGAACATGCTATCGGATTTAGCCGTGAGAAAATAAAAAGAAATAGATATGAGGCTTATCGTAATAGATTTGTAGTAAATAACTCCGATAAGGACTGGGAGGAATTGGTATCTATCGGATATGCAGAAAAGCGAGAGTTTGAGATTGAAAAACAAATCGTGTACTATGTTTCCGAACTTGGGATAAAATATTTAGGGGTGTTATTGGGGTGTATAATAATAGAAGGTAAATAACTATGACCGAAGAACTTGTAACGTTAGAAACAGCGAAGCTGCTGAAAGAGAAAGGTTTCGTTTGGAAGTGTGAACACCTAATAGACCGCAATAAGGTTATTACAAAATATGACCTTCCGCAAAGTATGTCGTGTTGTACGGAAATAGATGACGAACCAGTTGAATTTTTGTGTCCAGTATTGTATATCGCCCAAAAGTGGCTGCGTGAAATAAGAGGTGTGTATGTATATGTAGAACCTGTTATTGGGAAAAGATGGAAGCTTTCTTTTTGTGATTTCAATGTTCCAACAGAAGAAAGCGACTGGATGGAGAACGAAATAAACAAAGGGAATGGCTATAAAGTATATGACGCCTACGAGGAAGCACTGGAAGCCGGGATACAAGAAGCGTTAAAACTTATATGAGAATGGACCCTGTTGTAAATGATGCTTATAGGCTTAGAAAACTTTTAGAAAAAGCAACGGGGCTAAAAGTATATAAGTCGGAACTAATAGCCAACTATTTTAATGGCTATCTAAGTATAGTACAAGAGTATAAGAATGAAACCAATCCGCACATTACAGTAGCACAAGGTAGCTGGTCGATAGAAAACGGTGGGGAGTATAAAATTTCACTCTATACACCTACAATCGTTACTTGCCATACTCGATATGAATGACTTTTTGTAGCATTGTCCACTGTAGGGGCTGTAATGCTTGCAGTGTTCCTGGTATTCTTTTCTATTCATAGCTTTTACATATAAATTGTCTAAAAGGGTAAAAACGATAAAATGTGCACCTTACAAATTGGTTGTCAAACGCTTCCTTTGAATACTTGCATTTGGAACAGCATTTATTTAGAGTGCCTATATTTAATCTTATGTTATCCATTATTAACCCTCTTCACATTTAAAAGATAATTTTTCAAGTTTCTCAATCTGCTTACGAAGAGAAGCGATTTTCCTAATCTTCATTTCTTCCGCCTTTTTCAACGCTTCGGATTTATCGGTGAATGCGTTTTCCCCTATACGGAAGTAAGAACATAAACCATCAATTACATATTCTCTATCTTCAAATCTACTTCTAATAATATCCGCTTCTATCTCTTTAATGCCTGTTGTTAAAGCGTATTTTGTTATAAATACTTTTGCCATAGTTGTAATCATTTATAAGGTTAAAGTGAATTAAGAGAGGCAGCGGACACGGGGCGAACCCAATCGTCACTGTCCTGAATGTTGTCGTATCTAAAACCGTCGCCCCAACTGAGAATAAAATTGCGTTTGTTTCCTTTTCTCGTAGAACACCAATACCAGTCATCTTTCACTGGTTGTTTTCCGCAGATAGCTAAGGCTGCATTCAGCATAACCTTATGTTCATACCCTAAGACACTCTCTTGTAGTGTAGGAATGCGCCAACTTAATCCACATAAGTCCAATGCTATGACTTTCTCAGCAATTTCGCTTCCGGATGCAGCCAATGCTTTGGTATTGCCTATTCCATCGGTATCCTTCATGCCTTCTTCTGTGGTTGGATATATCTTTCCTGTTTGCTCTTTCTCCCAATCAAGAAGAATATGGGTATCATTATCCATATCTTCCGGATAGAAGAATAAAGCATTGCCATCATGGATAATAACTACACATTGTGCCTGTTCGTTTTCTTCATGCAGTCCCCAAAATTTAGGTTCTACAAAATTCTTATTGACGGTAAAGATGAATACACCATTACCTACATTTTCTTTTGTGTAAATTCCTTTGTTTATAATCATATAAGTTTTAATATTTCTCAAAATTTGGGATTTGTAAATAGAACGAGTTTCGAGACATGGGAAGCCAACACTTTTGCTCCTCATTGCACGTATTCCAATTATCTTCTCCAAATTCATCATTTAATGCTTCCACTATCTTATAGGCTACATCTTTTACAAAACGAGTATTAAGCATCCTCTTGCCTTTAATAATATGTATGTGAACATGCGGTGTGACGGGAAATGCCCCCGTATGAGTAATTACGACAAGAGAAATAAATTAAATAGCCTTGGACGGGCTTTGTAAAATCCATATTGATATGAAAAAGTATATTGGAACAAAACAGATTGAAGCCGAGTCTATGACAAGAGGTGATGCGTGGGGAAAACATCTCCTCAGAGAAAAGCCGTCAACCGAAAATTTTGACGATGAGGGTTATCATGTTCGTTATGAAGATGGATATGAAAGTTGGTCGCCTAAAGATGTATTTGAAAAGGCATACAAGGTAGCTGATACTCCTCTTGACCGTATGTATATCGAATATAATGAGTTGATGGACAAACATAATAAGTTAGCCCTGTTTCTTGGCCGAAAAGATGCTGTTGAAATAGCTGGTGAAAATCAGGTCACTTTAATGGAGGTTCAAAAAGTACAGATGCACTACTACCTTCTTACTTTGAAAGAGCGCATTGGGTTAATGAAGAAATAAATATTGCCATACGGCGGTTGGACGTCTGCCGTATGGCTCAAAACAGAATAAATATGGATTTAAATGAACTGCGCGACCGCGCCTATAAAACCGCTTGCGACCACGGTTTCCACGATGAAGAATTGAGTAACGAACATTGCCTTTGCCTTGTAATATCCGAGCTTATGGAAGCCGTGGAAGCAGATAGAAAGGGAAGATTAGGAAAGAAATGTAAATCACGTTTTGAAATGGACTATAATCGCTATCCTGCATTAGTGGAAGAAGAAAAGCGATTTAAGTGTTCCTTTGAAAAGAATGTAAAAGATACACTTCCCGATGAACTTGCCGATGCTGTAATCCGCCTGCTTGACCTTGCCGGATTGAGAGGTATAGATTTGTCTGATACGAATGAAATTGCCGATGAATTTGTGAGCCTCAAATCCGGATTCAGATTTACAGAGGTTTGTTTTGGTTTTACACTCCTACTAACTAACGATGTAGAAGGTTTGGGAAAAAGGATATGTTTCGCTCTTGCCGGGTTGATTAAGTATTGCCAATTTTCTAATATAGACCTTATATGGCATATCAATCAGAAGATGAGATACAATGAATTGAGAGAAAACAAACATGGAAAAAAGTATTGATTATGAAACGTGAAATAAAATTCAGAGGAAAAAGCACTGATACGGGGAAATGGATATATGGATTTCTCTCTTTTTTCTATACTGCCGGAAGGGACGAAAACGGACTTATCCTCACAGACAAGGCAAAGATATATTCTCCGGAAGACTGCCGGTGCGATGACGTATGGGCTGAAACTGTTGGTCAGTTCACGGGAGTTAAATACAATGATAGAGAAATATATGAGCATGATTTGGTTGAATGCGCTGGTGTACTATGTGAAGTAGTGTATAGTGATAAAATCGGTTCTTTTGTGCTATTAGAAGTTCTGTCTCAAAATCTTGGAAATAAGCCAATAGGACAAATGATAGATATGTTCGGGATTAGATATGTAGGTAATATTTACGACAGCCCGGAGTTATTGAAATAAAACAACCATGAGTAAATACATGAATTGGGAACTCTACGATAAACCACCTGAGGGTTTCTCCATTGACAAGCATACTGGTTCTCCTTTGACCGGATACGACTTTTACACAAACGGGAAAAGCGTCTTAAACGGAGGAGTAAGAATTCTTGTAAAATCTCTGAATGTTCATGTTAACAACATAGCAGACAACCACTACCCCGTGAAAAGAAACACTCCCAATAACAAAGAACCCAAACAAGACCCGATGATTAACCGTAATGTGCGCCAACGGGTAAATGTCTTTGCACGCGAGAGGTTTAAAGTAAAGCTGCTACAAGAAATAGAATTTGATTTAATGGTGTGTCAACTCGAAGGCTGGAGTATGGGAAGCTACGTCAATGAGCTTAAGCAATTGATTGATGATGTTTATCGGAGAATGGTTAAGACAAAGAAAAGGAATAGCAAGACTATCAGTAACCCAAAACTTGAATTTAAAGATGAATGAATTATATATACCTCCACAGCGATTAAACCGCAACCCTATTAACGGGCGGTTTTTAAAAGGAAGTATCCCTCATAACAAGGGAAAGAAATGGGATGATTACATCCCTTCGCATAAAAGGGAAAGTATGATTAAAGGATTAGCCTTAGGGAGAACGGGAAACCCTAATATAGCGGGCTGCAATGCAAAGAAAGTAGTAGCTATAAAAAGCGGACGGTTACAAGGTGTTTTCCAGTCCTCTAACGATGCGGAACGAAAGACCGGCATCTGTGCCCGTAATATCAGGAATTGCTGTTCCGGAAAGCGTAAACACGCTGGCGGCTATCAATGGTTTTGGGAAAGCGATAATAGTTGGTGTGAATTAGTTAACAAAAATATATGAGTAAACTATACAAAATAACTCTCTTCGGTAAATCATTCATTATAGGATGGTTCAGCCATGCGGACAAGTGGTATCATAAATTTAGTATAATAAAATAATGGATATAACAGAATTAAAAATCGGTGACCGGGTGAGAATAAAACTCCCGTCACCACAAGGAGAGAGACTTTCCATACCCATGCAGGTAATAGGGCTGCTTTCTAGTTTCAACAATCCAAGCCCTAAAGATACGGTATATCTTGACTTTGAAGGAAATGAGGGAGATATATGGGAAGAAGAAGTACAAAATTTAGTGTTTTCAGACAATGAAGAGAAGTCATGAGAAAAGCAGACAGAATAATCAGAGACAGACATTCCCGTATCCCGGACAAATACAAGAAGATTGACACTACGGTCAACGGGGATGTAGAAAGCCTTGCCGAACAACACAAGGAAGTGGAAAGAAGACTATTCCCTCTACGCCTTAACAAGACCACTGTTATTTACGTCACAAAAGACAAACAGAATGAAGCATATGCAGCGAAAGCACGTAAACGGATGGGGATAACAGAACCGAAGAAACCTTTTGTCGACCCACTTTCGGAAGAAAACATTACCAAGTTGTACAAGGAAGAAAAGATACCACCCCGCAGAATGGCTGAAATGTTGGATGTGAGTGTGAGGACAATATATCTAAGATTGGCTAAGTATGGACTTACAAAAGTTAAATGCAGATAATATGAAAGAGAATAATATTTTAAACAAAGAGATTTATGCAGAGGCTATGATAGCAGCTTCTAAGGTTGATTTCCTTGAGAGCAAGGAAGAGGTTAAGATGTATGCTACTTCGCTGTATAACGCGATGATATGGGGTAGAAAAGTAAAATATTAAGTTTTTTATTTGGCGTTATAGAAATTAGAGGTATATTTGCAGCGTTACACATATTAAGAGGCGGACGGTTGTCTGCTATTAGCAGGCATTTTTTATGTTTGTAAGCTAACGCTGTATATTATAGCGGTCTGCAAACCCGTGTGGAGAGTTAATAGCCTCCCAACTGCCTCTTAGGTATGTGTAACGGCGGGTTAATTGCAGACCGTCTTCTTTCTGCAATGCCATAAAACGTTACAAAAATGGCAAATGAATTAGTTTTTAAAGGTCAGAATGACCAAGTGTTAACCAATAGTATTTTGGTTGCTGAAAAGTTTGGCAAAGAGCCAAACGATGTAGTAAGAGCAATAGATAATTTATTGCAAAACGCTGATAATGAATGTGACGCAAAAGTTCGGGACATGTTCGTGGAATATACAGAAGATGTTCCACAGCCCAATGGAGGGGTGAAATCCGCAAGACGATTTATAATGAACCGAGACGGGTTCACTCTTTTGGCAATGGGATTCACTGGTAAGAAAGCCCTAAAATTTAAATTGGAATACATCGCAGCATTCAACTCTATGGAAAACGCATTGAAACGGCATCTTTCTTCCGCACAGATGTTTGCAATGCAAGCGAACATAAACCTCGAATACGAGAAACGGATAGAGAATATAGAGAATGAGATTGCGGAAATAAAGAAAGAACGGGAAGAAAACGGGAAATTCTTATTGTCAGTGGCTATGTCTTCGGAAGAATTGCCGCAGCTGTCTATGCGTGACAACATCCGGCAGCTGGTAAACAAATACGCATCCGCCATGAATATAAGGCAGCAAGACGTATGGCACAAGATTTATGACCAGCTGTATTACCTATACCATATCTCCATACGGAACTACAAGAAAGCAAGACGAGACGAATCCAAACTTGAAATAGCGGAGAGAAATCATTTCCTTGATAAGATATACAACATCATATCCAATATGGTGAGAGAATCTAAAGCAGCCTAACCCTATTGCCAAGCCCTGCCCGTACCTATTCCGGGCGGGCTTTTACTAAAAGACTAAACAAATATTCATCATGGAAAGAAATACAATACCTGCTAAGAAGCAATACGACCTTAGCGCAATAGACGAATTATTCAAAGACTGCATATCTCCCGAAGAATTACGGGAAGAGCTTATCGAACTGGTGTTTGATTACGCACAATACGTAGAAGAAGGGAGCACAGATTTGTTTAAAAACAATATGAGTACCATATACATACTGTATAGGGCGTTGGAGGGCGTGAAAGAATTAGACACACAGAGTTAATGCCCTACCCAATACGGCAAAGGGTATAACCCAATGAAGTACCTTCTCAAAACGTTCTAAAAAACATTCCATTGAAGTACCCTGAATATTAGGCAGAAATCGCTGTAACAAGTGAAATCTGCCTTTTCAAGCAATATGTCTATCCTATCTTTCATATCATCGCCTTATCATAAGGTCCCCGACAACATTTGCAAGAACATTCGAACCGAACCCACGCAGCCCATCAAGCTTTCCAACCATCCGAATCAGCATGTCTATCTTTCTTTCAAGTTCACAAAGGCGAGTTATCGTACATCCGGTGCTTAAAGTATCTCCTGATACGAAACCCCTCGTCTTCATCCTCCAGATTCTCCACCGCCTTTCTATAACAAGATAGGGCCATCTTATCGGCCGGCACTTCCTGGGGTGTCTTATACCCCATATCCTCGGATATACTTTTCGCATGGTCGGAATAAATCATGTTGGCTGTAACCCACAAGGCATAACTATTGTAATGCGGCTTGTCCTCCACTTGTCCCCCAAGACTTTTTACGGCATTGCAGAACATCTCATATCCCCAATGAAAACCTTTCGTGCCATCTTGATTGACAGTCCTCTTGTTGATATTCCCGGCCTCTCTCTCTGACAAGTAGTTATCCCAGCATACTGCTTCCAGATGGGAAAGCCACGTCTCGGCCATATCCGGATGCGCCACCGCTATCTCACGGAACATATATTTTTCGGCCTCGCCAAAAATCTTCATGTTTTTGGGATTCTTGCTGTCGGACATCTTTTCATAAAGGAGATTATAGCGCTCTATCATTTCATCTTTTGTCTTCATAATAATATTTTTAAGGGAGGGCTTTCGTCCTCCCTGGTTTATACTTCTTTATTCCCCCTTTTACCGGAACATCTTTTCGCCCCTTTTTCTTTGGCGCGTTCGGATAATCAAGCCGGAAAGGTGGCGGAAATAGTGACCGGAGTTGCAAGACTTACTCCAAACGCACGGTTACAGCACTTTATATTTTCCGGCGTAATCCTTGTGACAAGTGGCGTAATGGAGATTGAGGGGATTTCCCCGGCTGTACCGATAAATGCTACCTTAAACTGTTCCAAGAACTGTTTGGTAACACTACGGCAACTTCCTTTGGGAGTATAAGTAACAAGGGAAGCCGCGTTAACGGTTACTATCGTTTGTGTCCCTACTGTATACTGGTCGGCTACTGTAAAATTCACCAAGCCGGTGGGTTGCGCTCCGGCATTGACACAATATGCCTGGCACAGATTTTCCACTACATTAACCAAGTATTGTTGGCTGGTAGCAGCGATTGCAATTGGAGTTAATTGAATCATGATATTGTCTTTTTGTATTATTTATCTTCCGCATCTTCACCTTGCGAAATAGGTTCTTCTGTTAATACTTCATAGGAATTAGGAACGTCCTGGATAGGCAGATTATACCGAAGAAGCGATTTTAATTCTTCCAAATCTTCTTTCTCAAACTCGATTTTTCCCTCAAACAACGAAAGTCCCCCATTCTTTATAGCATCATCCACGACTTTATGTGCCAGTTCCGGTATGGCGTTATCCGGAACTCCTTGCAGATACCCTGCAAGCATAGGTTCAATCAATGATGAGGACAATCCGTTCAGTACGGGAGCTATCTCTTTGGAAATGCTCCACATTGGGCTGACCCAACCGGTGGAACGCACTTTCGCATCTATATTTGCAATAAACGGCAATTGCCCTAACCGTCCTCCAAGTAATCCCTGTATAGCAGGCTGTGCCCACTTATTGAGCACAGCCGCCAATTTTTGAGCGTTTGAAAACATAAGCTTGTGCGTTAGTTGTTACAACCGCAACATCCAGTATCACAAACCTTACGTTGAGGAACGACAAGCTCGCTTAAAGCTACCAATTCCGCAATCTGCTGTTTCATACAGCTTAAGGTGGCGGTATTGGTGCCATTATATACGGCCTGCTGCATATTGATTGCGTTCTGGTCTTCCTTGTTCTTGTTGACAATTGTCAGTAGGCGGTCATAAACATCCGCAAGTTTTTGGTCTGTGTAGGTGTTGGCTTTCAACAAGGATATTTCAGAATCCTTAGCTGCAAGTTTATCCATCATTCCCGCCTCATATCGGCTTATCGGTTTGTCTTCGGAGGTGATAACCTCTATCGGGCCTGCACAACCGCCATTTCTCACATTACCGCAACCGCCAAGAATATTCCCTGCATTCAGCCCCAAAAAAGATGCAATGCCGGCAGAAGCCCCAACCGTGTTGTAATTACCTTGTCCTTGTCCGGTGACATTATATTCCTCACCGCTCATTCCTTTAATTCTCATAACTTTAATATTTAAACTGTTTCAAGGCAACCCGATAAGGCTGCATGACAAAGAACGGGATAATCAATGTGCTATTATAGAAGACGTGAGCGGATTGTGAGCTAGTTCTGAACTAATTTCGTGTAGGTTGTTACGGATACTCCATTTGTTCGTTTTAGCAGCAAATCTATTCCGTATCCGATTAACTGATTGACGCGGCAATTTAGTCTGCCCGGCTATCTCTTCATCCGTCAAAAAGTGAGCAAGAATATGGATTAAGATGTAACGGGCATCTACACACTCTTCGCGGTTGCTTCCTAAAATATCAACCTCCCTTATTTCTGTATGGCGGCAAACCGCCGCCATTACCGTCTGATATAATTCCTTCATTTTCATATTTCTGCTTTAAAACATAAAAGTTCTGAAAACAAAAACACGGAAGCGTTGTTTATAAGGACAAAGCCCCAAAACAATACTGCCGCGTTGTTATTCCCTTGAAGTTTGCAGACAGTGAAGGGAAATGGGGCTTTCTTTTTACTCTAAGCCCCGAAAGAGTGTCAGCTACAAACCAACTTCTACATCGTTAATTTCTTTCTTACCATACAAATAGATTATAACTTATTCCTGCGCCTACGTACATGCCGCCCGGATACCCATATCCAGCCTGCAACCCTAATCCCCAACGCTTCTTCTTCGGTTTGATGGGAACCGGATGATAGATGTCATTCGTTACCGTCTGATAAACCGTCTTAGGAAAGACCTGCATACTATCCAGTCGCGGGTCTACATATCCACTCACCACCGCACGATACAGGCTATCTTCATACACAACCCGTTTGCGATGAAGCAAGGTATCACCTATACGTACTGTGTCATTCGGCAATATCTGCCAAAAGACCGCTATCGGTGCGGAGATAAGAACTGTATCAAGTTTGACAACCGTCTGTATCTTTGTTTCGGTACGTATTTCTGCCGGCAAAGGCTCGAGCCGGCGGAACCACGCCGCCACACAAGCGATGGCCAGCAATACAACTAATAGCCAGGGTAGATTTTTCATGACCTCAACAAATAATGATTTACAACCATACCTGCACATATTGCGGCAACTCCATACAGCAAGTCTATTTTGTTCCACTTGCCGTTATAGTAGTGGCAACGGTCGCTGTTCTCCTTGATAAAGAGCATCAGCAGTGCAGTACTGCCACCGAATACTATGGCGGTGGATAGATAGACCACCGCACCTAAGATGTTATTTCTCATAATTAATTTTTATATTTATGATATTAAATTCATCCCGGCACTTCACAGTCCGGGATGAGTCAGTGCTTCTCCTTATAAAGAATCTATAAATTTCATGATTGCATCATTCATCATGGTATTATACCCTATTGCAGATGGATGGTAATTGAACGTTCCATTCGTATTCGTGCACCAGAACAATCTTGAGGCTTCTGATTTTTCAGAAACAATATTCATTCTTTTCAAGTTACCTAAATTAAGATACGGAACTCCATACTTGTCGCATACATCACGAATGGCTTTTGCATATCGGTCATTCCATAAGGAATCACCAGGTTGCGGCATAATCAGAAAACCCAGTTTCGTTGCCGGGAGCTTAAAAACAGCCTCTCTGACCATGTGCTCAAGTGCGCCACAGAAAGTCTTGTCATCGAATTTGTCTGTTGTATAATCGTCTGAAGATAATAATTCGCCAAATGGTACATGGGTTCCCGGATTATCCCCTCTTTGGTACATGTCATTCAGACCACCTTCCATAATCAGGTAATGGCATCTGTTCAAGCATACCTGCACTTTGGCCTCCCCCTGAATGACGTTGCCATCCATCGTTTTAAAGCTGGCAGAAGTGTTACTCTTGTATGCTAATCCGATTGTAAACTCTATACCGATACACTCTCCTTCAAGAGCAGATATTTTATGCCTAAATGTATATTCAATGACATTTGGCTGTGTATTAAAACGTACCAACTGAGTTTTATTGTAGTTATCCTTGTTAACAGAATATATGATAACAGAACCACCTTTGGAGTTGTATATGACCCTATCCATTTCCGTAACGTCTTCAAACAATATTGATTTGACGGAATATATCAAATCTGAAACATCTTCAAAATTCACGGTTTCCGGTATTCTCTGATACCCGAAATCTGTACATATATTCAACACAGATTTCAGAATATTGTCCGATGTGAAAGTGGAAATAGTTCTGCCACTCCATACATAAGGACCTCCGAACTGTGCGTCAGCAAGCGGATGCCGATATGCAAAATCATTTGGATAACCGTTAAATTCCAAGGCATTTACTCCAGCTGCATAGCTGTCTCCCACAAAAAAGACCGATTTATCAACATATTTATCATATACATATTTTTTCAATTCGTCTATTAGGGCAGTGTTTGACAATGCCTTGTAAATACTTGGAGTAAGGAGTTGCGTCAATATATCAGTAACATAGTACGGAACAATTGTGGGGCTTTTTGTCAAGTTCGCATCATACGATATGATTGGTTCCCCATACAAAGTCCTTGCCGGTCTTGCCACAAGCATGAAGTCGGAATCTCCGGTTTCTATGTTCGTACTACTATATCCCTCACCGCTTGTGACAAAATCACCTTTATCATTATAGAGTTTCCACACCAGGTAGTGTTTGTGGTAAATAGTCGAGTTTCTGTTTACTGAAATCAATGCTATATCCCCATAAGATGAAACCATTTGGAGTCCCAAGATTTTATATAGGTTCTCCTTTTCCTATAACATATTCTTCATTCCATAAGTTTCCACTTAATATTTCATTTACAGAATGTTTCACAATCTTGCCGTCCAAAATTATTTTATCATCCGATAGCTCATTTTGCGAAATAATATATGCAATATTTGCACCTGTAAGTTGCATGATCGGCTCCAAATTTAAAGTCACATTATCTTCACATGACACATAAAAAGCAAAATCATTGTCTTTTTGGAAAACAATAACCTTGTATGAGTTGTTTGATAAATCCACTGTGAGCTTCTTTGAATCAAGCAATGATATTTTTTTGTAAAATCTGTTTTCCCCCTCTAATATTGATTTTGATGCGATGTCAAAACCTCCACATCTTCCGGATTCAACTATGCCGGAATATATGCTATGTTGGATTTCAACTATATTATTGCGTATATCGGAAAGGTCTGTTCTACGTACTTGTTGTATCCAGCTTCCGATATTCGTAAACGTTCCTCCCTGGAACTCCCACGTTTCTACTTTTCCGTCCGAATTTATGAACGATACCTTCAGCCCGATATTTCTAAGTTCCTGCGGAACTTGGGCAATGGCACCTTCCAGACTGTACTTGTTACTCCCGTCAATTCCCGAAGTAGGATGCTGGACGG